GATAGACACCGGTTATAACATTTTGAATGCGGTTTTAGGGGCTATATCCCCCGCAGGTGCGGGACGACCATGGGAGGATTTACCCCAGATAATATATGAGGCGGTTCTTGGTCAGATCAAAGGAACTCTCAGCGACAAGGTAAAAGAAGAAATATATAACGCTGTACTGAGTGTGGCTGATAGTGAAGGAAATATAGACATTGGCGTTGATTTGAAGAAAAATTGTTATAACGCCGACGGAACAATAACACAGGTTTTAGCGGGTCAGAGTTGTCCGACAGGTACTTCCGAGACAGCGCCGGTGGTTACAACGACCACCACCACTTGTTACAGCGATACCGACGGCAGCACTGTCGCCGCCCTGGAAGACGGCACATGTCCTATGGGATCAAGCCCCACGGCCCCGGCGGCAGAGACTGACGAAACCCGCTGCGTGAATTCGGGTGGAACATGGACAGATGGAGCTTGTGTATGTCCGACCAAGTCAACATTGGAGAACGGGCAGTGCATGGCTGAGGCCATAGGACCCGGAACTACTTCCAAACAAGGTTGTGAAATCAATGCAGACGGCACAGCAACAGGTAACACATGGAATGAAGACGAACAGAAGTGTTATGGACCTGCTGGCACAGGTCCGGGGGAACCCGAATACACCACCTGCGAAAACATTATTGATTACAACCAGTCACCGGATGCCAATGGGAACTATCCTACAGTTACCCAAAATTACCTGACGGCAGATTTGCCGGAAGGGGGTTGTCCTACGCAGTTTGGAACTCCTCCAGCGACTACTGCAACAGGAGAAGATCTTTGTGTGTCTTCGGGGGGAACATGGACAGATGGAGCTTGTGTGTGTCCGGCCAAGTCAACATTGGAGAATGGTCAATGCATGGCGGACCCACTAGGACCCGGAACTACTTCCAAACAAGGCTGTGAAGCTACCGAAGGCAATACATGGAATGAGCAGGAGCAGAAATGTTACGGACCTGCTGGAACGGATACACGTACTTCTAAGGAAAAATGTGAAGCTAACGGGGATACGTGGAACGAAGCTACCCAAACCTGCGTAACTGCTGGCGGTCTGGTTAACGACGACGACAAGGAAGGGGAGTGTAAAACCAAAGGCGTTAACTTTTACTGGAACCGCAACAACCAGACTTGTGTAAACCGCTGTCCCGGTGGTGGTCTTTATAACGTAGCAAAAGATCTTTGTGAAACTACTTCTACGGGAACGCTACCCCAAAATCCCGATCACACCAAATGCGAAGGTATTATCGATTACAACCAACCGGCTGTTAACGGGGTGTTCCCCACTGTCACCCAGAACTACTTCGCCGCTGAGTTCGCCGCTATTGGTGGAGTATGTCCTACGCATTTTGGAATGGCGCCCACAGATGACGACGATTGTCAGATTGTTGATGGCGTTCAGTATGAAAGAAATACTCTAGGAGTATGTGTACCTCCTGTAGTTGTTGACGACGATTGTCAGATTGTTGATGGTGTTCAATATGTAAGGAACGCTCAAGGAGTATGCGGACCTCCTCCAGTTGTTAACGGCTTAGTTTGTCCCACTAACGCTTATGACGATGACGGTGTTTGCAAATGTACCGGTGGTTATTCCCCCACTTATTCAGCCGATGGGACTTTAACCGCCTGTACGAAGATTGAAGGTCCGGCATGCCCTACTAACGGTGAAATAAATGCTCAAGGGGAATGCGTTTGTAAAGAAGGGTTTTCCCCGGTCTATACTGACGGCGTATTAACGGCTTGTAGTAAAGTGGGGCCTCCCCCCGGAGGTTGCCCTACGAATGCCAGCATGGTGGGTGGTGTATGTCAGTGTGACGATGGATATACTCCGGTTTACGGCGATGACGGAACCCTGACAGCCTGTTCACCCGTTGGGGGCGATGTATGTCCGGCCAATTCCACCCGTAATTCGGCAGGTAACTGTGTTTGTGACGAAGGCTACCAGTCCTCGGTAGATTCTGATGGCCTGATGACCTGTGTGCGTTTTCCGGTTGAGAATTGCAGTAATCCTGCGTGGGCCGCGACCCATGTTTTGGAGTGTTCTCCGTGTGATGATGACGATTATGCCGAGGCTAATCCTCAAATATGTGGTATAAAAGACGGTGAGCCGCCCACAAGGCCCTATGCAACTTTTGAAGGTGTGGATATGGTACGACCTCCTTGGGTAACACCTGAAGATGTAAGGATAAATCGTTATCCTGAGACGGAACCCAGCACTTATTCCATATTACCTGCCCCGGCTGGTAGTTATGAGTATGGGATAAGCTCCTTGGCCCGTCGTCCGCAGGACATCCGTGAGGCGGTATCGGTGATAGACCCCGGTTACGAGCAGATTCAGGGTGGGCCTCCTGTATTCACGGGGGAAATGGCTCCTCCTGAAGAAATGGCACGTAGGCAAGCAGCCACTGACAGGTATTACGGTGCTATGGACCGGCTTAGTGATTATTCCACCCAGTTTAATGTAGGGGCAGATGAGCTTAGTGAGTCTTTAGGTATACCCCAAGAACAATTCGGGTGGGCTGATGTTGAGTACGCCACGCCTACTTATGGGACACCGCCAGAAGGTTATCCTACCAGTCCTGATTTACAGGCGGCGCAGGACCGGCCTTTCTACTCCCCGTGGCTGGAGGAAGAGGAAGAAGAGGAAGAAAGCATGTTTGCCCATGGCGGGGAAGTTGACGAAGAACCCCAGGGGCTGGAATCCTTACTCAAACGACGCCAACACGCCGTGGATACCATGCTCGTAAAGCGGGGACGTGGTAATGGCGTTCGGTAAAAAGCTCTGCTGCGATGGTTGCGCCCGGAAGCCTTCCAAGGCCCGGATATCCGGTAACCCGATAGCCCACCTGTTCCAGATGGGTGGCGGGGTGATGAAGGAGCTGGAATCCACTGATCCGTTATTTATTCACGAAGACGAAGGTTATAACACTGCTGTTCTTTCGGACATGCTTCGCAGGGACGTGGAGTTTGATCCTTCCGATGATACCTATTCCCGCGAGGGATCAATAGAGTATTGGAGGAATTTGTTAGAAGAAGGGGTAATTGATAAAGATAAATATTTATCCGAACTAGCCAAAATACCTCATACCCCGGTGGAGGAAGAACCGTATAGTCCTACGCCGTTGGAGTTGTACGTTGAAGAGATGACGGGGATGGAACCGGGTCTGGACCGGGCTACTTTTATGCCGTGGGCTGGAAGCCGGGAAGAAGGAAATTTTGAGTTTGCGGCACCTGCCTTGGTTTATGAGTTAGCCAAGGCGTTAAATGCCCCCGGGGTTGCTTTGAGTGGGGAAGAAATAACTCCAGAAGAAGTTTTTAATACAGCGGGGCTGCTTACTGCGGGAAGTTTTGGAGGGAGTGGGGTGCGAAACGTCCTAGCGGGGGAAGGAGTGGGATCGGGACTGGGCATGGCTACGGTTCCTCCCGGCGGAATCAAGGGTTTAAACCAACCCTTTATGAAAAAGCTGAAGAACAAAGGGGACGCTTTTAAATTTGGTGAGGTGGGCGCAGACGAATTTACAGAATTATTCAGCCGTGTACCTCGCGGTAATCCTTACCGATCCGGGGAATCTACAATAGATACTCAGCTACGAACTCTGGCAGAAGATTTACGATCAGATTATGGCGTGTCCCCGGAGCTTCTAGCCCCTTTTTACGATAAAATGAAAAGGTATCTTGAAGTGGACTATGGTACAGCAAGAGATCCGCTTCGCAGTGCCTTGTTTAGTGGTAGATTACCGGCAGAAATTGCCTTAGACCTCCGTCCAACTTACACGGGAACTAGGGCAGGTAGAGCAGGAGTTGAAGAGCTTAAAAATATACTACAGAACCCGGAGAAGAGTCTTCAACTGGCGACAGATGACGCAGCACGGGTAGCCATTTCTCGAAAGTTAGCGAAAAAACAAGCATTAACTCCAGAGGAAGAAGCCTTATGGAATAATCCTCCCCCGGTTAGGGTTGAGGCGGAAAGAGCTTATGATAGGATGGTAGAGGCTAGAGCTAACTACCTGTTCCCCTCCGAAGAAGCGCGTCAAAATTTTATATTTGAAAACAGGGCGGCGGGGGAATGGCCCAACATGGACACATCTTACGAAGTAACTCGTTCACCCGACGAACTTTCTTTTCTGGCAAATGAAAACCTTCCTTTAGAGTTGGTGAACTATAATCAATCCTCGACATATACTTTACCTAAGCTAGAGCAGGAGTATTCAAATTTCGCTAGGGAGTTGGGACTTCCGGATGTAAGAGATACTGATGTTTTAACCGCATGGGAAAAACTTAATCCTAAGGAGGGATTATGGCAAGGGGAGTTAATGGATTTAATAAAGTTGGACCCTACACAGGAATTTCCTTTGGACCCTACCTTTGCCAAAGCGGTTGAGAACACCGAACCTGTGTGGTCTATAGGAGAAAGGGGTCGGGTTAATTTTCCACTGTTCGACTATGACCTGATGGGTCAAATTTACTCAAGCCTTTTAGACGATCCTAGCAACATCCCCCGTGCTTCCTTTGTAGATATGATGACAAGTGGCGCTCAGACGATGTTGAGAAAACAGCAACGTGAAGCTGGAGTTTCAAAAGACTTTAAAGAGGGAGCAGAGAAGATAAACTCGGCAGTTAGGGATCTGGGTGAAGAGGGCATCGGTATACACCTGGGCCGCGTTTCCAACTATGCGGATGACGTGGATGCCTTACTTGATCCTTCTATATGGGAAAAGGGGGCTTCGCCACTGCTACCGGTTCCTTCTACTGATTCCACTTGGCTACAGGTTAAAGACCCGGATCTCTTGGAGCTTTATGGAACCTACTTGAGTAATTCTATTGGGGGTTATTCTCATATACGGAATAACCCGGGATATGGGGCCGGTTCGGGTGGTGCCAAAGCTATTGAAGATGGAAGTGTAGTAATTTATGGATTACACGATTACCAGGGTCAAACCATAGGCCATCCCCGCGTTGTGGTGGAAGTAATCGATGAAGGAACTAGCCCTTTAAAGGGCCGGACCGGGGACTTTCAGATGAGAGGGGTTGGACAAGTAAAAGGAAGGAAAGGGGCGATCAATCCCCGACATTCGATGGGGACAGATCCATGGAACCGACGAGGTAGAGTATCAGTAGAGGGAAACAGACCGCCTCATTCTAGGGACGTATTGGGGTTATTTGAGTTATTTACGGAGGTGGATGTGAACCCCTTCAATGTGGAATGGAGTGAGTTTATAGAAACTATTACTAATGCGCCTGTTAACGATCCACTTCGTCGTGCCTATGTTCGTTATGTTGATGACGAGAATGCCAGTCTAATTTCCGACGGAGAGTATTTCCACCACTCCAAGCCGCCCCCCGACCCCGATATGGAGGTGAAGTGGCTAGACGACCGAACAATGGATATGTTACGTGAAAGAGAAAATTCCTTGGAGGACACTCCTGTTAACTTACCTTGGCTTCTAAATAAAACCGACGAGGCGTCTATAGCGGGGTTTTTTGAAGACGCATACTACAGGTATTCTAAGGATGTGAACCCTTCGGTTTTCAACCGTGAAGAAATGGGGCGGGACGCCTTCGTCGGACCAATGCCAATATGGTATAGGCCACAGTTAAGCAAAGATTTATCTGACGCGCTTGAAGCGGCGGCAGCTCTACCCGAACCCCCTATCACTGAATGGTAACGTAGATTAAAGGTAAAACAGAAAATGGCTAACGGCGACCCTATTACTACAATGGTTGAAAAGGTAGAGGAAATAGAAACTCCTGATTCCTTAACCATTGAAGAACAAGTAGAAATTGCAGCCCCTACTTCCTTTGTGCCTTCAGACGGGGGTCCGGTGGAACTGATTGAACAGGAAGATGGCGGTGTCATCGTGGACTTTGACCCCTCGGCCTTGGAAGTTGATGAAAGCGACTTTTTCCGTAATCTGGCGGAAGAAATGGACGAAGGTGAGCTGGGAAGGGTTGGTAATGATCTTCTGAACGAATTCCAGAGCAACAAGATTTCCCGCCATGACTGGGAGGACACTTATTCCAAGGGGATGGAGCTGCTTGGTTATGTCTATGAAGAACGGACGCAGCCCTTTCGGGGTGCAACCGGTGTAACCCATCCTTTACTGGCTGAAGCCGCCACCCAGTTTCAGGCTCAGGCATTTAATGAACTGTTACCCCCTGACGGACCGGTACGCACAGCGATCATGGGGGAAAGAACCAAGGAAAAGGAGCAGCAAGCCAGCCGGGTTAAGGAGTTTATGAATTACTACATCACCAATGTGATGGAGGAATATACCCCTGAATTTGACCAGATGCTGTTTTTTTTACCTTTGGCCGGATCTACCTTCAAGAAAGTCTATTATGACGAAGGTCTGGACCGTGCGGTTAGTAAATTTGTCCCCGCAGAACAACTGGTTGTGCCTTATGAGACAAGTAACCTGGAAACTTGTCCCTGTATCACCAACATTGTCCCGATGGACCTGAACGAGTTACGAAAACTGCAACTTTCGGGTTTTTACCGTGACATTGACATCTTACCTTCCCAGCTCTCTGATAACGAAGTAACCCGAGAACAGGATAAGATTCAAGGGGTTAGCCCCAGCAACATGGAATATGACGCTAACCTGCTGGAGTTTCATGTAGATTTGGATCTTCCGGGCTTTGAAGAAGTGGACGAAGAGAACGAACCCACGGGTATTAAGGTTCCCTATGTAGTAACGATTGCCGAAGATGCCAATAAAGTATTGTCCGTTCGACGTAACTATGCCGAGGACGACGAGCTTAAAACAAAAATCCAGTATTTTGTCCATTACAAGTTCCTCCCCGGGTTTGGTTTTTACGGATTAGGGCTAATTCATGCTATAGGTGGTCTATCACGTACAGCTACCGCCGCATTACGTCAGTTGATTGATGCAGGGACGCTTTCCAACCTCCCTGCTGGGTTCAAGGCCCGTGGACTACGGGTTCGGGATGATGCAGACCCCTTACAGCCCGGTGAGTTCAGGGATGTGGATGCCCCAGGAGGTGCTATTCGTGACAGCCTGATGCCGTTGCCCTTTAAAGGCCCGGACCAGACTTTGTTCCAGTTACTTGGTTTTGTGGTAGACGCAGGTCAACGCTTTGCCACCATAACTGACCTGAAAGTGGGTGATGGCAACCAACAGGCGGCGGTAGGTACTACCGTGGCAATGCTGGAGCAGGGAAGCCGCGTGATGAGTGCGGTGCATAAAAGAATGCACTATTCCATGCGCAAGGAGTTCAAGGTTCTCGCAAGAGTCATGCATGAATCGTTACCACAGGAGTATCCGTTCTCGGTAGCCGGTGGTGACAAGCGGGTAATGGCGACTGACTTTGATGACCGGGTAGATGTATTACCGGTTTCAAACCCCAACATCTTTTCACAGGCTCAACGTATCGCACTGGCACAGGCTCAACTGGATTTGGCGTTGCAAGCTCCTGATTTGCATAACAATTACGAAGCCTTCCGCCGGATGTATGAGGCGTTAGGAGTGCGTGAAATAGACAAAATCCTGAATACCCCAAGTACACAGCAGCCTGTCCCCAAGGACCCTGCTCAAGAAAACATTGACGCTTTGGAGAAAACCGATTTAGAGGCGTTTGAAGGGCAGAACCATGACGCCCATATCATGGCCCATCTTACTTTTGGTGCTTCCCCTATTGTCTCGCAGTCTCCGGATATTGTGACAGCACTCCAGAAGCATGTAACGCAACATGTTAAACTCAAATCTCAAGAGATTACGATGACCGAATTTGAAAAACGGTCCAATGGAGAGGCTCCCAGTGACGAAATGTTGCTTGAAATGGAAGTTTATATGGCTCAGTTGATCGCCCAGGAATTACAGCAGGTAAGGCAGATCAGTCAACAGATTGTAAACGGCCCGGGAGCCGAAGAAGAAGGTCCAGACCCATTAATTGCCCTGAAACAGCAAGAAATAGACATAAAAGGGCAGAAAACACAGGCTGATATAGCCATTGATCAAGGAAAATTGAATTTGGAAGGCCAAAAGATGGCTCAAAGGGATCGTCAGTTTGATGATCGGATAGATTCGCAGGAAAAACAGACCACGGAGAGGATAGAAGCGTCAGATCGGCGCGAAAACATGAGATTACGTGAAAAATTAGGAGAAACTCCATGAGTAGAGTCAAAACAGGTGGCGCTCCACCTCGAAAAACCCCCACACCCACTAAATTTGAGGTAATCAAGGGTCAGGGAAAGGTTCCCTTTAGCGATTACAAGGAAATTCCCACTCCCAAGAACCTTGGAAAGGGCAAAGTGACTACCGGAACCTCCCGTGGCATGGGTGCCATGCTGCGTGGTGGAAAATTTACCATTAATTAGGTGATATATGCCCCTTAAAAAAGGTAGTAGCAAGAGAACAGTCAGCCATAACGTAAAAAAGCTCAGAAGAGAGGGTTATCCGCAAAAACAGTCGGTTGCGATTGCCCTGAATACGGCGGGAAAACGAAAAAAAGGCTCCCGCAGACGCTCTTGAGGAAGAAAATATGACTAAATACTGGTTATTTATCCTCAGTGTTACGGCGTTGGGTAGTTGCGCTGTTTCTGAAGATATGATTGAAAACAAGGAGTTATATTGCTCTGGGCTTTATCAGGGCATCCGGGCTGTTGGCCGTGTAGCCACCGAAGTCGTATCGGGAGTCACCATTCCTGACGTTTGCGATACTATCGACGAGATCGTCGAGGAAGAACGCAGCGAAGAGGAGGAAAGTGCCGAACCGGCGCTGGGTAAAAGTGGTGGCTAACATCAACGCTTTAATAAAAGTAATATTCTTTTTCAATGAGTTACGATGAAGTTTGGGAGTTTGCTCAAAGCTTTAGCTCCTAGCCTCGGTAGTGCTATTGGTGGCCCCATGGGCGGCATGGCCGCAAAAATGGTGGCAAAAAAGCTTGGGATAAAAAAAACAGACACCAAATCCATTGAACAGGCAATAGAAACGGCAGGACCCGATACCATCGAAGGGCTTCAAACTCTGGATAAGGAGTTTGAACTCAAGATGAAGCAGCTAGATATTGACGTTTTTGCCAAGCAAGTTGAGGATGTTCAGGATGCACGAAAAGTGTTCGGTAACGACCCCATACCCAAATTGTTTGCAATGGTGGCGCTGGTGGGCTTTCTCGGTTATGTTTTTCTGGTAACCCTACAGCCCGAAAACAATAATGACGCGACTATCAATCTTGTTTTGGGTTATCTGGGTGGGCTTGTATCCGGAATCTCTGCATTCTTCTTTGGTTCAAATAACAGTGGAAAATGATATGAAGAAGTTGATTGAAACCTTAAAACGCCATGAAGGGGTAAAGTCCCATGCTTACCAGGATCAATTCGGAACTTGGCACATAGGCGCGGGAAGAAATATTCATCCCAAGCCCCCGCATAAAGGTATGGGGATTAGCGATGATGAGATCGACTATATGCTCCAGAACGACATCGAGCGTACTATCAAGGAATTAAGTTCAGAATATCAGTGGTTTAACGATCTGGAAGAAGGTGCGAGGAAAGACGGAATTATCAATATGCACTTTAATCTGGGAAGAGTGCGATTTGCCAAGTTCAAGAAAGCTATTGCCCACATGGAAATGGGTAATTACGATTTTGCAGCCATCGAATTTCTGGATTCGCTTTGGGCCAAACAGGTAAAAGGGCGAAGTTTAGAGGTGACAGATATGATAAAAACCAATACTTATGTATGAATACACGGCGACTATTGTAAAAATTATTGACGGAGACACCGTGGACTGTAGCGTTGACCTTGGTTGGGATACTCACGTTTCTGGTAAGCGTGGCCGTATTCGTTTGTATGGAATTGACACTCCCGAATCGCGTACAAGAGACAAAGAAGAAAAAAAATACGGTCTTTTAGCTAAAAAGTTTGTTGAAGAGTTCATGCCCGTAGGCACTCTAGTCACGTTACGCACTTACAAAGACGCGGGAAAATATGGTCGTTATTTAGGCGATTTTAAAGTCTATGACAAATGGCTGTGCGAAGAGCTTTTAAAACATCACCATGCTGTTGAATATCTGGGCCAAAACAAAGACCTAATTAGACTTGCTCATCTAGAGAACAGAAAAAAAATAGTATAAGATTAGCTACGATTATATCTAACTACATGAGGGAATATGCGAATGGATGAAATTGATGTAATTCAATTTATTCAAAAAACAATTAAGGATAGACGAAACAGCGCATTAGACATTTTAGGAAACAACGGCATTAAGTCCATGGAAGAGTATCAAAAACTCATGGGCGAAATTAGTGCTTTATCTTACATAGAACAGGAACTCTCGGGCCTGATAGACAAACAGGAGCTATTTGATGACTGACGTATCCACAGAAACTTCGATAAACGATGCTTATGTAGACCCCGAGGAAAGGGTTCTTGACCCTGCTTCCATCAACCCCACTTTACTAGAACGTATGCCACAACCCACGGGTTGGAGGATACTTGTCCTTCCCTACAGGGGTAAGGGCAGAACTTCTGGTGGCATTCTCTTGACCGAACAACAGTTAGACGAAGATCAGGTCCAGACAGTGGTGGGCTATGTGTTGAAACAGGGTCCCTTATGCTATGCCGATACGGATAAATTCCCAGATGGTCCTTGGTGCAATGAGAAGGAGTGGGTGATATTCCCCCGTTATGCCGGTTCCCGGTTTCGTATAGAAGGGGGAGAAGTTCGTATTCTTAACGACGATGAAGTATTGGCTACTATCAAAAATCCTGACGATATACTCAGTTATTAACGGAGACTGCAATGGCGAAATCGAATAAACAAACACACGTAGTGGATGATGGGCAGGTAGACTTGGAATTTGATGAATATGAAGAGAAGGTTGTAACTGCCGGGGAAGACGATGTTCAAGAGGAAGAACAAGTTGCCAGTGGATCCGTAGAAGAGGGCGACAGTGACGAGGAGGTGGAACAATATTCCGAATCGGTACAAAAACGCATCAACCGTCTTACTAAAAAAATGCGTGAAGCGGAACGGAACGAGCAGGAAGCCATTGGTTATGCCCAACAAGTTCAGGCGGAATCAGAAAAAATCAAGACTCGTTTAAAGCAGGTGGATCATGGCTACATGTCCGAATATTCTGGCCGAATTGCTGCTGAAGAAAAGGCGGCGCAGGATGATCTTAAACAAGCAGTTCGCAGTGCTGACCCGGACGCTACGGTAGCTGCCCAGAGTCGGTTAACTGAAATCCAAGTCCAGAAATCCAAACTTGAAGAAGCCAAGCGTGTTTCTGATGCCAGGGCACAACAGCAAAAAGCTGCTCAACAGCAACAACAAGCGCCCCAACAGCAACAGCAAATTCAACGTGACCCACGTGCGGAAGAGTGGGCACGTAAGAATAAATGGTTTTCCATGGCTCAAACTCCGGACCGGGATGTAGCAATGACGGGAGCGGCAAGAGCTATCCATGAGGTCTTGGTAGAGGAAGAAGGATTTGACCCTACGAGCGATGAGTATTATGATGAAATTGATCTCCGCATTCGGGACATGTTTCCGGATAAATTTTCGGGTTCGGAACCCGCTACTAAAACAAACGGGACAGCAAGACGTGGCGCTCAAACGGTTGCTGGAGCTTCCCGCTCACGAACTGGACGTAATCGACGGCAAGTAAAACTCACACCTAGCCAACGAACTATTGCGGCTAAGTTAGGTGTGCCTGAATCAGAATACGCGAAATACGTTAAATAGGAGAATTGAGATGTCTACAAGCAAGAAAGGGTTTGAGGGCACCGCAAAAACTCCTCGCGCAACGGAAACTAGAGAAAAAAAGGCCCAGAGGAAACCTTGGGCACCCGCCTCTAGTTTGGACGCACCACCTGCACCCGAAGGGTACAAACACCGATGGATTCGCGCAGAAGCACGTGGCTTTCAAGACACGAAAAATGTTTCTGCCCGGTTACGAGAAGGCTACGAACTTGTTCGAGCCGAGGAGTATCCGGATTTCGAGGCTCCGGTTGTTGAATCAGGAAAATACGAAGGTGTTTTTGGGGTTGGAGGGTTAATGTTAGCTCGTATACCACTCGAAACGGTAAAAGAAAGAAATGCTTATTACCATGGTCGAGCCAGAGATCTACAGCAAGCTGTAGATGATAATCTGATGCGAGAAAACAGTCACTCTTCTATGACGATCAGTAAACCTGACCGTCAATCTCGTGTAACTTTTGGTGGTCCTCGTAAAGAGTGACCTTTTCTTAGGAGATTGGTCTTATGGCAAATCAAGAAAGTGCCTATGGTCTACGTCCTATTGGTATGGTGGGTAGTGGTCCCAATTCAACGGGTGTCACTGAATACGAAATCGCTAGTGGTAACACTAATGTTATTTACAATGGCGGAATCGTTGTCCCTCTTGCCTCGGGGTATATAGATTATGCAGGTGATACAGCAGGTGGTACGACACAAGCACTGGGTGTTTTAACCGGTGTTATGTACCAAGATTCCGTAAGGAAACAGCCTGTCTGGTTAGACTACTGGCCGGGATCTGGCGCAGTAAGTGTGGACACGAACCATCCTGTCCGCGCTTATGTGGCTGATAACCCTAACCAGTTATATCAAGTATCTTCGGATGCTTCTTTAACGAACCGAGCTACTGCGGTGGCTGCTATTTTTGCTAACACTGATTTGGGAACATCTGCCCGTACCGGTTCTACCGATACTGGTAAATCCAATTCCGAAGCTAGTGTGGCTAATATCGCTGTGACAGCGACTTTACCTTTGCGTATTGTCGGTATTGTAGATGATGATGCAAATAGTGATTACACCGTAGCGGGAATTCCCTTAATAGTCCGGTTAAACGCTCACTTTAACGCTGGCACTCGTCGCTTTGATTCACAGACGACTGCTGACTCAACCGGTTTATAAGGAGGCCCTAGATGACTATTTCTCGCGCTCAACTAGCGAAAGAACTAGAACCCGGCCTGAATGCCTTATTTGGGTTGGAATATGACCGTTATGAAGACGAAGCAGCAGAAATCTTTGAATCTGAAAGCTCTGACAGAGCTTTTGAAGAAGAAGTGATGCTGTCCGGTTTCGGAACGGCCCCTGTTAAGAGTGAAGGTAGTGCTATTTCTTTTGATGACGCGCAGGAGACGTATACTGCACGTTACACAATGGAAACCATTGCATTAGCTTTTAGCATCACCGAGGAAGCAGTAGAGGACAATCTTTATGATAGTCTTGCTAAACGCTACACTCGGGCACTAGCACGTTCAATGTCTCAAACCAAGCAGATTAAAGGTGCGACGGTAATGAACAATGCTTTTTCTACCGGTTCTCCCATAGGCGATGGGGCTGCACTGTGTTCCGCAGCTCACCCAAGCTTATCGGGTAATCAGAACAACTTGTTGGCAACACCTGCTGATTTGAATGAGACTTCTTTAGAAGAAATCCTCATCCAGATCGCTGGGTTTACCGACGAGCGTGGTCTGAAGATCGCGGTACGTGGTACTAAATTGTTGATTCCTAAAGAACTTCAATTTATCGCGGAAAGGATTATTAACTCTAATCTGCGTCCGGGCACAGCAGATAACGACATAAACGCAATGAAATCAATGGGAATGCTTCCAGAGGGAGCAGTGGTTAACCACTTTTTCACTGATGCAGATGCGTATTTCGTTAAAACTGACTGTCCAAATGGTTTCAAGCTCTTCAACCGTACTCCGCTGAAAACAGCGATGGAAGGGGACTTTGACACTGGTAATATGCGGTTTAAGGCACGAGAAAGATATTCTTTCGGCGTGTCTGACTGGAGATGTGTATTTGGTACTCCCGGCGCATAAATACAGCAATGTATTAAGAAAAGGGCGGCATTCTTGTCGCCCTTTTTTTATTTGGGTATACTGATCAGGTTACCTGACTATCTCATCCCGAGATAGACACTAGCCACGACAGGAGACGCTTACATGGCTACTCATTTTAAAGGTCCAATTCTTTATTCCGCTGCCCGTAAAGGGCTTGAAAACCTGCAAGTTGG